AGAAGAGGCTCCTGTGCCCGATGACGATGCCCCGCCGACTCGCGCCGAACTGGAGCAGAAGGCCGCCGAACTCGGCGTGAAGTTCGACGGGCGCACCACCGACGGCGCGCTGCTGCGGCGCATCAACGCTGCGATGAAGGAGCCGCTGTAATGGGCTACAGCAAGCGCCAGTTCGTGAACGCCGCCTTCGAGGAAGTGGGGCTGGCGGCTTACGCCTTCGACCTGCAGCCGCAGCAACTGGAGTCCGCACTGCGCCGGCTCGACGCCATGATGGCCGAGTGGAATGCCAAGGGCATCCGGCTGGGCTACCCGCTACCGGGCTCGCCCGAGAACAGCGACATCAACGCCGAGACGGGCGTGCCTGACGGCGCCAACGAGGCGATCATCACCAATCTGGGCATTCGCATCGCTGCCGGCTACGGCAAGGGCATCATGCCGCAGACGCTGGCGGTGGCCAAGCAGGGCTACAACACGCTGCTGTCGCGCGCGGCCATGCCCCCGCAGCAGCAGTTCCCGGGCACGCTGCCCGCAGGCGCCGGCAACAAGCCGTGGCGCGTGTACGATGACCCATTCCTGCCGGCACCGGTGGACCGCGTGGCGGTTGGCGGCGACGGCTTGCTCGAACTCAACTGAGGCCAGCATGGCGACCATCAACCAGCTTCCCCTGCTCGATCAGGCCAGCAGCGGCGACCAGATCCCCGTGTGGTCGCCAAACAACGGCGACTCTCGGCGCCTGCCGCTGTCCGCGCTGCTGGCGTACTTCCAGCGGCAGTTCGCCGCGCCCACGCTGGCGACGAACCTCTACGTGCCGACGACGGGGTTCAACATCGCGGCGCCCACGCCCGTGGCGCAGCAGCAGTGGATTCTGCTGCAACCCGCGGGTACACTGGCCGCCGGCACCGTGACGCTGCCTCTGAACACCAGCACGCCTGACGGCACCGAGGTGCTGATCACCACCACGCAGCAGATCACGGCGTTCGCGCTCGGGCTGAACGGCGCCGCCGCGGCATACGGCGACCCGACCACGCTGGCGGCCGAAAACTTTTTCCGCATGCGGTTCTACCAAGCCACGAACTCGTGGTATCGCATCGCCTGACCGGAGTTCACGACATGACCACCACGACCGATTCGTTCCAGCCGGCCTACGGCACCGGCTTCACCGTCGCGCCCAGCGGCACCTCTGCCTCGTCCACGTTTTCCGTGGCCACCGAGGGCGTCGTGATCACGAACCTGTCGCCCAGCGTGACGGCCTACGTCCGCATTGGCGAGGGCGCGCAGACCGCCACCACGGCCGATTACCCCGTGCTGCCCAGCACGCAGGTATCGCTGTCCAAGGGCCGCTACGACAACACCGTGGCCTACATCACGGGCGGCAGCGCCGGCTCACTGCACATCCTTCCCGGCCGAGGACTCTGACCCATGCTGCCGTTGACCCGTAGCCGGAACCGGGCGCGGTTCTTCGGCATTCCGTTCTCGCCCGAGGCGCTGTTTGCTGGCGTCAACGGAGTCTTCTATGATATCAGCGACCTGACCACCCTGTTCACCACCAGCGCAGGCACGACGCAGTGCGCGATGCCGGGCGGCGGCAGCGCAGTCGTCGTCGGCCGCATGCTGGACAAATCCGGCAACGGCAACCACGCCATCGCCTTCAACGACACCACCGCACGACCGGAATTGCGGGCTCGGGTGAATTTGTTGGAGCGGAGCGAGGAGTTCGGCAACGCATATTGGTCAAGAGATGGTGTAACAATATCCGCAAACACAACGGCAACGACAGATCCGCTTGGGGGAAATACTGCCGACAAGATTACAGAAGAAAGTACAAGCGCCGCTCACGTTGTATACACAACATCTGCCATTTCCGCTTCTGCAATTCAATACACCTTATCTGTGTATGTTAAAGCGGCGGAACGAACTTTTGCGCGACTTGATTTTGTTACAGTTGGCTACACTGCTGGCGCTACGGTAATTTTGAATCTAAGTACGCTTGCAACAACCATTACAAATTACGGAGCAACAAGCGGAACAACGGCAACAGTAACAACCGTTGGCAATGGATGGTATCGGTTGGTGGTAACGTTGACCGCCACCGCCGCATCTTATTTTGCGCAAATAGGACCGGCAATATCAGGCACTCCTGCAAATTACACCGGCAACGGCACCAGCGGCATCTTCATCTGGGGCGCCGACCTCCGCCCCGCCAACATTGGAGCCAACGTCCCGGCCTACCAGCGCATCGCTGACGCCAACACCTACGACACCTCGGGCTTCCCGCTGTATGTGTTTTTCGACGGCGTCGATGACAGAATGTTGACAGCCAGTAATTTTCCATTTACTGGCGATCCAACGTTTACATGCTTTTGGTCGCAAAACAGGCAAACCACTTCTTCAGTTGGAACGTTTGGCTGGGGAAGTACGGGTACCGCTCTTGCGGCAGCCGGCCATTTTTTCTTGTCTGGCGTTAATGGATCGTTTGCTTACGCGGGTGCAAATGGTTTTAATTTTGCTACAGACAACGCAAATGAGCCCGCTGTTTATTCTTACGCAAAAACACCGGGGGCAATAAACACAACCTCGTCTGCTAGGCGCAATGGCGCAAATAACAATGGCGTTGGAAGTTCTTCAAACACACCAAACATTTCGTCGTTGCCTCTTTATATAGGCGCATGGGGAAATTTGGCGTCAAACTTTTTCAACGGCCACCTTTACAGCCTCATCATCGCAGGCAGCGCCGTCAGCGCGAGCAACATCAGCGCCACGGAGCAGTGGGTGGCGGGGAAGACGGGGATCACGATATGACAAGAGGCGACATCCTTCGCATGGCGCGGGAAGCGGGGTTTGTGGACTACGAACTGGATGATTACACGCCTTCTGGTTATGACGTTCGGTATGAACGCTTCGCCGCCCTTGTAGCCGCAGCCGAGCGCGAGGCGTGTGCGGAGGCGGCGCTGGATGCCGATGACCAAGGCAGCGTCAATCAGCGGCTGATGCAAAAACGCATAGCAGCAGCCATCCGCGCAAGGAGCGTTGCATGATCTACAGCGTTGACAACGGCTACACAATCTCGGCGTACAGGTCGTGGCTTTCGGGCGTTTACGAATCTGAACGCGCCGCAAGGAATGCCTTCAAGCTGAATGACGAAGTGCTGCAAAGCCTGATGGACGCGGCCAATGCGCGTGCTGGCGGCAGCGGCGGCACGATCACTGAAGCAGATGTGCGCGGCGCGTTGCGCGACAAACGGAAGGGGCTGCAGTGAGCGACGTCTTCCGCACCATGATCATCACAGCCGCCGACGCCCCGCTGGTGCGCAGCATCGCGGACATGTTCGCAGGCAGCCCGCAGCACATGTGGCAAACCGGCCTCAGTGCTGACGGCAAAGCCCCGGCGACGCACTACATCGCCACCGGCTACGTGCCCGAGGGCTATCAGGTGATGGCGCCGTGGCAGGCGTGGGAATGGCAGCAGCCTGATCCCGATCAGCCTGGGGCGTGGGTGATGACCTTTAGCTACGCCGGTCGCCCAGACATCGTGTGGCACGCCTGCCAGCAGCCAATACCCGACAGCGACCCGCCGCGGCCCAAGGTGCCCTGCACGCTGGCGCAGGTCGAGACGGCCTTCGCCCGGGCCGACATGACGGCGCAAGACCCGTGGGTAGCGATGGGCAGGCTGGGCCTGCAGATCGTGCAGCCGGAGCCGCAGCAGATCGACCCCGACAACGAGAACCCCTCGTTCTGACGGCAGGGCATCATGGCAAAATCACCCGCATGGCAGCGCGCTGAAGGCGCGAACCTCAAGCCGCCGGCACCGAACCCGAAGAACGAGAAGGACGCTGCGCGAAGGAAGTCGTTTTGCTCCCGCATGAAAGGGATGAAGGCCAAGCTCACCAGCGAGAAAACCGCCAAAGACCCGGATTCGCGGATCAACAAATCGCTTCGCGCGTGGAACTGCTGACCCATGCAAGTCCCCATCCTCAGCGGCGTCTTCACCGACAACGGCCCAAACGTCCGGGTGAGCTACCCGGTGAACCTGGTGCCGGTGCCCACGCAGTCCGGCGCCTCGCAGGAATACTTGCGCCCCGCTGACGGCCTGATTTCCAACGGCACCGGGCCGGGCACTGACCGCGGCGGCGTGGAGTGGGATGGCATCCTGTACCGCGTGATGGGCAGCAAGCTCGTCACCGTGGCGCAGAACGGCACCGTCACCGTGCTGGGCGATGTGGGCGACGACGGCAAGCTCGTCACGATGGACTACTCGTTCGACCTGCTGGGCATTGCCTCTGCCGGCAAACTGTGGTTCTGGCGCCCCGCCACCAGCACACTGACGCAGAACACCGACCCCGACCTCGGCACCGTGGTCGATGTCGTCTGGGTGGACGGCTACTGGATGACGACTGACGGCGAGTTCTTGGTCGTCACCGAACTGAGCAACCCGCTCGATGTCAACCCGCTGAAGTACGGCAGCAGCGAGGTCGACCCCGACCCGGTGAATGCGCTGCTGAAGGTGCGCAACGAGGTCTATGCGCTGAACCGGCACACCATCGAGGTGTTCGACAACGTGGGCGGGGATTTCTTCCCGTTTCAGCGCATCGACGGCGCGCAGATCGAAAAGGGCTGCATCGGCACGCACGCCTGCTGCGTCTTCGCGGAGGCGGTCGCATTCCTTGGCAGCGGCTTCAACGAGGCGCCGGCCATCTACATCGGCGCTAACGGCAACGCCGGCAAGATCAGCACGCAGGAGAT